TTACATACAGCTTGAGTAATTGCCATAATAATCTCCTATGGGTTCCTTGATTCGAGAGGGATACGAATAACGCCGTCCCGAAATTCATCTCTACGGTCACGCCCCATCTCATATGTGGCTAGAGCCTGTACAGATTGATTATACATTTTATCGTAGTATTGTATCATATCTGCTGGACCTTTCAAGTATCCAAGTGCTTCTAAAATACAACCATACAACAGCACGTTTGGAGCATTCTGACTTAGCCAAGTTGATGTATTTGTACTTGTTAAACCAGGAGGCTTATACGTGTATGCGAGCTCTACAGTTAATGCAGCGTTCGGGGTTGGCGCAAGATAGTGTGTGTCTTGATCCCACATCGCATAATATTTAGGCGTTGCAGCTCCAGTGGACGTACTATCTGGTGCGTATTCATTCATAAACGAAATATCTTTTTGTATCAAGTAAGTTCTATCATCACCAGAATCTATTAATTGAACATATCTCGTTGCTTCCCAATCAGCGGGAAGTGGTAAAAAAGGATTATTAACTGTTAGGGTTGCTGTGTCATATTTTCTATAATAATTTAAATCTACTGTTCTTCTTACCTTATCTTCAATAGATTCAATAAAAGGTTGTA